GAGCCGAAGAAATGCTTCTTGTTGTTGATGCCTTGGGCACATAGTGGATATCCCACGGATGTACCCCGGGTCAAGGACTTTAGCCCAATCTGATTGTCGCCCCTAATGGCCTCATCAAAAGTGAGGACCTTACGGGTCATGTCGATTGACGAGTCAGCAAATTTCTTCATACCGGCATATAAGCCGTCTTTAAAGATCGCTGTATCAGGGACGAACGTATCACCAGCAAAGGGCTTAAGCGCGTCCTCCATCTTAGATGGGTGGAGGTTCATGACCACAAGGTCCTCAGGGGGTTGGCCTTTCATCGTTGTGATGGCCTCCTTAAAATACCTCTGAGCGCCGAAATGGGTCTCCTCCATTTTTGTCCTTACGGGCGCGGAAACGGGCTTCGACACCAAAAACAATGGTGTGAGCTGTCCCACTCTGCCGTCAGACGTGAAGGGAGCCGAGTTAACGGACTCCAGTGTTACGTCTCCCCACTCAGATTCCTCCAAAGAAGCAGGCTGCACGCTCTCAATACCGAAACGGCTTGTAGCATCAGCAATCTGCTCTGCGGTGACCCAAGTAGAAAAACCATGACCGCGATTAGTATCACCGGCCACATGGATACCAGCAACCAATCTGCAATCAAATTGGTTGTGGTTGATGAGACACAAGGGAGCACCACAATCACCCTTTGCTGTCGGGGCGTAGTACTGAAGGAAACGGCTATAATACTGACCGTCCTTAGTCCTCATACCCCCACGATGCACAGCAACTGTGGGACTCTCATATGTTATGTTGTCATTGAAAGGCAAGAGCTCTCCCTTATGGTCAACACGAGCTGTATCCAAACGGACAGCCCTGCCGCCAATCTTAGCAATCTCACTCTCCTTGAGGAAGAAATGGGAAATCTTGCGGAAAGGGTTAAAGTCCCTGCCGAAATGGCGGAAACAAAGGTCCTCATCCTTGTGCTCGATAGACTTGGCAGACAAAAAGGTACCGACATTCATCTTCAAGGTGATACCTGATCGCATACAGCCTCTTAGAGTTAAACGGGACTTGGTGGTAATTTCCCCATTGTCAATAAGCTCGCGCAAAACGCGGTCGAAGTGAAGCGGGTAAACACACATAGTGTCTGCCAGAAAGGTTAATTGACCAAGGGGTCGAACCAACCCAGAATCGGTGACCACAATAAGCTTGACAGTGTTGGCATAGACTCTGTACCACAATGGGTCAGAATCTATGGACTGCTGCTGGGCCTTGAACTTATAAGCACGCGGCTGAGGGCCGTTGCTCTGTTCAACTGGTGGAGCGGCGACTACCAAGTCGTTGCCCTTGAAAAGGCTGCGAATTGACTTCATGATGGCCTTGATAGCCTTCATGACAACGTAACCACCGACGCACCCAAATGCCCACGACACAGCCATAGCATCCAATGGGTTAAGCCCAAAGGTACGCTCAACATTGCTGACAAACCCGAAGATCTTCTGCCACATAGAAATGACAAAGTTCTTACGGGCTTCGCTGCGCATTTTCTTCCTAAACTCCTTGGCCTCGTTAGACCAGGACGGGTGAAACCTGAAATCACGAGGATTATCAGGGTCCACTCCAAGAAAGCCCTCAGTCCACAGGTAATCACCTGCTTGTTGCTCAGGGGGATTAAGGTGGTCGAGAATCGAAGTGGAAGGTGTGTCTGAATTGACAACACCTGCCAAATGACTCATGGCCCCCTTGTGGGAAACGCACTTATCCTTAATACACTTGACCATTCTGGCCACGGCGTGGATGAGTGGTTTGGGAGGAATAGACATGTCCACCTCCCTGTCAAGGGTGGTGTCACGATACTCCCATATATGCCAAGGGTGCCTCTCGTAACCAGTCTTGCCCTCCTCAGCAAGCTTGTTACTTTCCTCGATGAACTTGTTATAGTCCAACTGTTCAGTGCCAGGCAAGCAATATTCGGGCTTAACAGTCACATGGATGTGAATGTCGACACGGCGTTTAAGGGCTTCAGGCTCAAGCAAAATCTGCTTAGCCCTGATCTGCTCAAGATTCTTGGCATTGGTTGTAGCAAGCAAGATAGATGATGTAAACGGGTACATCCCTTTCTTGTCAAGCTCAGCCATATTGAGCATGGTTGTGAAACTGCCATAGAAAGCGAGAAGTTCGGCCAAAGCTGCCGGATTATCCTCAGTAGGCAAAATGGAACACCAGTCATCAATGTAATAACATGGCTGCCCAAAGTACCCATCGAAATAATCGGTGTTGTCGGCTTTGGTGAAAAATGCTTTACCAGTCTCCTCAGCCTTAATATCGGGCATAAGTCCTGACAGCTTAAGGAGAAGGGCAATGAGAATAGGAACCTGCATGGTCTTTCCAACACCAGGCTTGCCCTCTATCATAATAGAAGCGGGCTCCTGTCTGTATCCAGACCCAAGTCCAAGCACTTGTCTCAGTGGGCCGAGCTGTGTACCAACCATGCCTTTAACACGATTGATCTCAGCTGCAAGATCCTTATTCTCACGGTGCATCATAGCCAGACCTGTCAGCCTCTCATAATTAGCCATAAGCTTCATGTAGAGACACTGAAGGTCGGTCTTCTCGTTGCGTCTCAGCAACTGGTTCTCTAAGTCGTAAGCCTCCTTGATGGCAGCTTCGATCTCAATATCCAATTGCTTCCTGAAACGCACCTCTGGGAGTTTCACAAACCTCCGTGCAAAATCCCATACTCTCTGAAGGGCCTCCAAGCAAAAGTTGATGACAGCGTCAATGCCCTTAATAGAGCGTGGCACTGCACCAATGGCCTTTATCAACTCAGTGAGATGAAAAGAACCGCGCTTGAGTCCCGTGGCCCCAGCAATGACGACCGCAATAGCGCTAGCAAGAAAACTATCGCTACCGGCCTGCTGTTCTGGACCTTCTCTGGACAGGTCTACTCGAAAGACATCGACAAGCCCAGGGAACTTCTTTATAGCAAAGAGTATAGGAATGGAGGACATAATAATGCCTCGCACGAGTTTATTGGGATATTTATTCCACAAATATATGATGGCGGCTAAGGCAATCATATTGCGTATCATTTCGGGTACTTTAAGTAAGGCCTCCTTTATACTCTTGAAAAACATCTTAAGCATTGAGGTGACCTCATCAAGGACACTAACGGTCTTGTTCGCAACATTGTTGACCCCTTTACCGATGAGCAGTGCACCAACGCCGCCGCACAAAGCAGCAACACCGGCCACGGCCCCTCCGATTGATTGAGTTTCGACGGAATACTTGACGTCACGCTGACGGCGAATCGCAGCAACTGCCATCCGCCTGACAAGGTCAGCCCTTCGCTCATCAACCAAGGCCTTAGCCCTCTGCTCCTTGAGCAGGGCGGACCTTCGCTGAATCTCCTCACGCTTGATGCGTGCGAGCTGTCGTGATGTAAGCACCCTCTTATTGAAGGTAGCATGATTCTCAGCAATCCAATCGGCTCTCTTAATGCTAACACCAGCTTCAAGCAGCATCTCATAATTGAGCTTTGCTGTCGTCTTGCGGTAAACATGGCGATTGCGCTGGTAGGACTCCTGAAAATCACCTTCGTCTGACACAGTCTTGCGGACAGGTTTCACCTTCTTGGGTGTACGTCTGTTCACAGAAATAGACTGTGTGATGGGCTTGTAAGCCTCATCGTCGAGGGAATACCTGAAGTAGCCTGTTGGCCTCTCAGGTTTAGCAACAGCTGACCACGCCTTAAGGTCGCTGAGTAAAATCTCAGCCTCTTTAAGCCACAGCAGAAGCCGCTCTTGCTCTAAATCACCGCGCAGCCACTTTTCAAGAGAAAAGTGATTACGCAAGGCGATCATGTCAATGGCCAAAATATCAGCCATTTCTTTGGCCTCCATCTGAGTCATGCTTGCAAGAAGCACAAACTCTTCGAGGTCTGGGAAAACTGGAATTGCCCGGGGAAAGTCCGTATTACTTCTGTTGATGCTTGTCATTTTGATTGATACAAGAAAGTTAAATCGAAAAATAGGCTCACCACTAATGAATGGTACTTATCTATCCTCTTTAGCGAACTCTGTACAACAGAATGAATCCGCGCTTCGGGCAAAAAGCTTGGACTTAACTAACTACGAAGACAATCATATAAGCCATCTAACACTGCACTGCCTAGTGCCAGTCCCCTAAACAAGAGAGTCCGCATCGTGCGGCAGTCTACTTGTGTCGGCGCCTACCGGCGGCATGCTACAATGTGAGCGATGAACTTAGACAACTGTGTTAATAGTTAGCCCTAAAACACCCAGCGTTGAATAAACTGTTTGTGGCCGAAACCCCTAGTGTTTTAGCAACCTACAGGAAGGACCATCACCTGTTACGGTCTCTGTTTACAAACATCTGCATATTCAGCCATAAGCTTCCATTCTCCAACGAATATGTCCACAATTTTTGAGTTAACTGTGGTATCAAATCAATACTACGCCTACTCGCAGTTTATCGACGGTAGACTGAAAAGAATATAAAACAATAGTGTGGGATGAAGCTCTAATACACGGGCTATATACAACCGTAAGATAGAGCGGATATGTGTGTTTTAAAGTCATAAGACTGTAAGGGTGGGGTGGTTTTACGCTATCCAAGCATGTGGCTTTAACGCTATCCAAGCGGGACAATAGCCGATGTCCTGACGGGTTCCTTGTCCTCTCACTAACCCGAGTATAACACCCCAGACGACATGGGCCGGCACGCGGAAGTGGTACCAGGCTTGTAAGCCCTTAAGGCAACACAAAAGGTGTTCCCATACGCTGGTGGTGGATTAGTGACTGCGTAATTACACGCCTCTGCTTCACGCTGCAGAGAAACGGTAAAATCATTGCATTAAGGAGATGCATTGCATCTCCCTC